ATAATGAAGAGAGGGAAATATCAAAAGTTATCAGCGATGACGAATGGCTTGATATGCCAAAGACAAAATTAAAGGGCGATGAATTTTTAAGCTCTGTTGATATTGGATATGCCCGGAACGAAAAAACAAACGTTTACAGGTCGGCAAGGAATACCGATTTTGAGGATGAGGTTGTTGATATTTATAGAACAGAAAGGGAAAAAGAAATAAAAACTATTTTGACAAATGAAACGGATGCGCAGGCAAAGGGCGACAAGGTTATGGCAATATCAAAACAGGTCAACCCTGTTGTTACCCGAAAAACAAAAGTGCAGAATATGCTTTTAAATTTTATGGATTTTATTGTTGCATCTCATAAAAGATTATCGGAAGATGCTGACCAGAAAGTTTATGAATTGTTAGGGGTTACAAAGGACACTAAAAATGCAGAGGTAATTCTGGAGATGAGGTTTGTCAGGGATTATGTTGCCCCGGTTTTTCTTGCGCAGCAGGAATTTATATTTAACGATAAAATACACATAGAAAAAATATGGTGATAATATGTCAGTAGATACATTATATAATTATAATTTAAGTTTAGATGATATTTCCCGAGAACTTTATACCAATGTCGGTGCAAATTCTTTTCAGTTAGGCACGGTCAAAAGGGCTTTTAAGGGAGGCGCAGACTTTGAGGTTTGGGATTCTGCAGCCGGAGGAAATCAGCTTATTGATGGTATTGATTATGATTTATCTGAACCGGATGAATATTATACAGATGAGGCAGGGTATACTGTTTATACAAAATTACAGATTTTAAATGCAGTTTATCAAGCAGGGAATATTTATGTGACGTATAAAACTCTGGGGAGTTATACCGACAAAGATGCCTTTGATAATTTAGAATATACTGTAAATTCTATAACAGCAGATTATACCATAACTGACACTGATAATTATAATGCAATTTTTGTTAATTCAACCGCAGGAGATTTGACAGTAACTTTGCCGACTGCTGCTGATAATACAAATAGAAAAATTGAAATCATAGTTACTCATGTCGGGGGTAAAGTTACAATAGACGGTGAGGGTGCTGAAACAATAAACGATGCAGCAAGTGTTTATTTATTGGGTAAAGGTGACCATGTTTCTGTAACTTGCGATGGGACAGAATGGTTTGTCAATGAAATGTATTCTCATTATGACACTGGATGGCTTCAACGGTCGGACTGGACTAATGTTCACATGGGAAGTTTGACGGTTGCGTATGATGGTTTATCTGGCACTTTTGATATTGGTGAGGAAGTGACTAATGATACCAATTCAGCGACTGGAATTATTCAAAGCGATACTGGTTCAGTTTTGATTTTGAAAAATGTAACTAATTGTGATTGGGCTGAGAATGATGCAATTACCGGGACAAGTTCCGGGGCAACAGCAAATGTTGATACACCGCTTTCAAAGAATCTTGATTCAAATATTAAACATGATATGATTTTGAATCTTTATGATTTAACTGTAAAATATTTAATTAGTACAGATGGAACTGATGCAAATAGTTTTATTATGCTTAATACAAACTATACCCGGAATAATGCAAATGAATCTTATGGTGATACAATTTTTCAGGTTGATACGAGTAACATAAAAGTGCAAACAGCAACATTGGGATTAAGATTTGTACTTGATGCAGGGACTTCTGATATTGTAGATACCGATGATTATTTTTATAAAGCAATTGTTGAGAGGAGAATATAATGGCATTGACTGTTGTTGAAGAAACTTTTGTAAAAAATTCAAAAACTAATTCTGATTTGAAAAAACAGATTAAAGATAAAGAAGCTGAGATGTGGGTTGAGGTTGGCAAGGTTATGAATAAAAAAAATTATCATGTTGAACGAAAACAAATTAAAGACACCTATAAAGCAGAAATTAAAACGCTTGAGGATCAGTTAATTGATATATAAAGAGGAAAACACTAATGAATAAACCTTCAGCACATTTTAGCAAAGCAGAAATATCTTGTAGATGTGATTGTGGACAGGCCACAGTTAATAAGCAACTATATGTTATCCTTGAAAGGTTTAGAAAGTTATTGGGGGATGTACCCATGACAACCCATTGCGTTAACCGGTGCGAAAAGCATAATAATGAAATTGACCCACCGGGGCATCCTAAGAGCAAACATCTTACAGGCATGGCATGGGATGGACATTCCAAAAGTTATTCAAACAGACAATTAAGAAAGCTCGCTCGGAAAGCATATAAATTAAATATTATTTCAGGTGGCTTGGGGCTTTACAGGTGGGGAATACATATTGATTCCAGTAGAAAAAGGATGTGGAAAGGATGACAGGACAAAGGAAGTCAGATAAACTTGGTTGGAAGTTAGTATCAATTATAATACCCTTGCTATTTGTGGCTGGTGGTTTTGTAGTCATGGTTAAGATAATGGAATATCGGGTAGGAGAAATTGAAAAAAAAATAGATGATATTGTCGGTAACCCTCATGGTATTGATGTCCATAAAGTTGTAGCACAGGAAATTGAAAAATACCAGATATTATATGATGAAAAGTTTAAACAAAATGCTACACGACACCAGGAGACACGAGATGAATTAAGGGAAATTAAAAAGGCAATTTACAATTTACAATTGAAAGTATTTAATAATTATAGGCGGGGCCGGTGACAAAGTATAAAAGGAAAATTATTATATTTGTTGCAGCGGTTATTGTGGCTATTGGTTCAAGTCTTTTCATGGCTATAGATTTTTATAAGGAATTTTTATATTTTTTAATGGTAGTCTCAACAGGCTTTTTTGTAGGCAACGGGGTTGAACATATATCAAAAATAACAAGGGGTAAAAACAATGATAGAAATATTGGGTAAAGTTTGGGATTGGGCTGTCAGCCGGTGGATGTTTGTTTTAACTGCTGTTTTATTCTTTATCCTGGGAGCTAAACTATGTTAAAAAAAATGGCTGTATTTTTAACCTTTGCATTTTTCGGGGCGGTTGCCGTAGCCTTGATTGTATTCTTTGCAGGGTGTATATCAGCCCCGGATAAAGATGATTACAATAACGACTTTGCATATTATCAAGCCTATTGTCTTTACCTTAACCAGAAGAATCAAGATAAAAGCAGCTGCTCAGGATTTTATGAAATTATACGAGACAGGGAAAAAGAAAAACGTTTTTATGATAGACTTAAATATTGTCGGGATGAAAAACACTGGCCTGACAGGTGGGATTTTGATAAATGTACTTTATACTTGAATCAGAAATAAACATCTACAATCGATTTAGACGCATTCTAAGCAGTCTGTAAGACGTTTTAATATATAAACAATAGAATATACCCTGAAACGAAAATAACCTTTTGACATTATAGAACCTTCATTTACTCCTCCAGAAATAGCCGGACTGACCATCCGGTTATTTTTATTAATACTATACATTTGTTATAATATTTTATTCAATAAAACTCCAATTAAATTTAATAAATACTTGATAAATATACCGATAATAAGTATATTGTTAACATGATTAAGACAAACAAAATAAACGGAGAAAACAAAATGAAACGACAAACCAAAAAAGACAAATTTATAATAAACAATATTGAATCAGGGATTTCAATAAGAACTTTTGAAATGTCAGAAGAAAAAGAAGCCTATGAGTTTTTTAATAATCTTTGTGAAAGAGATCAAGAATATTATCCCACAGCAAAACATGAAATAATAATAAAAAATGCTTATTGGGTAAATGGTTTTCCAAAGGATAGAATATAATAAAATGAAATATTGTAAAGATTGTCGATTTAATATGAGATTCAAACTTCAATTGGGGAAAAGAGGAACTTGCAAAATTTCAAATTTATTTATTACCAAAGAAATTGAAAAAAAATATGATTGTAATTCTTATAAACGAAAATGGTGGAAAATATGGGTAATGAAAAAATATTGGTTTTCTATTTGTTCACAGCATACAGGAAAAAAGACACCGGGTTGCCATTTGTGTAAAGTCGGGGAATGGATTCCAATGTGGAAAATAAATTTAAGCAGTTTATTTTTTAAATTATTTCCTAAATTATGGCAATTTTGGGCAAGTAGAAAAAATAATAAATAAAAAAATAATGAAAATCTTAAAAATTAAATATGTTTGTAAATGCGGATATGAAACTATAATTCATACCGACACAATAAAGAATCCCCGGATGATAGAATGTCCGGGGTGTGACACTAAAATTAAGGAGGTGCCCGATGGCGAAACGACTTGATATTATGTTGCAGGATGTTGACGAAAATACTTTTCAATTATACCAGGATTTAAAACAGTTTGCAACATCTGAGCGGATTGGAGTTGCCAGAATTGCTAATCAGCTTTTCGATGAAGCAGTCAGGAAATTTTTAAAGAATCCTGATTTAACAAAAATATTCAAATAGGAGAATGAAGATGGATGAAAAAATAAGTATAGAAAAACTCGCTGCACCAATGCCGAAAGAAGCTATACAGAAAACATCAGCCGCACAAACACGGAAAGGATACGACACCACCGGATTCGGCTACCAGTTTATAGTTAATCGGTTTAACGATGTACTTGGTTTAGGTTGGGGATTTAATTGGCAACTTATTAAAGAAACTCAGGGTAAGTATAAAAGCGGAACACCTTTCTGGGAATTAACGGTGCAAGTTAATATATGGGTAAGCGACCCGACACAGCCCCGTAGTTGTGTGGGCGGACATACTGCAATGAGTTTTGGTGATGCATATAAAGGTGCAATAAGTAACGGCTTTAAAAAGACGGCTGCTTTCTGGGGTGTGGGCAGACAGGCGTTTGAAGGAACGCTTGACGATGATGCCATTGAACCAGAATCCAGGACACAGAAAACACAGGCTGCACCTGAAAAGACAGTTGCAAACGCATTAGTTAAACAAGTTGTAGATGAATTTCCCGGAGCTTTTAAAGACAACCCTTTACCCGAAAAAGATATCAACGGAATGAGCATTGAAGATGTCCTTCAGGATTATGATAATTGCTCTTCCATGAAAGAATTTCTCGCCCTTAATAATGATATTTCAAATAAGAAGTTTTCACCGGATGAAAGCGACCTGATAAACAAAAAGAAAATTCAAACTAATAAACGATTAAAGGAGAAATAAGATGATTTGTAATTGTTGCGATAAAGAAATGTTGAAAGTTGATTCTTGTATTGAAAATGATATAGAATATCCTGATGGAATTAAAATAAAACAATCAACTTTTTATTTTAATGAAGATTCGGGAAGATGCCATGATTGTAATATTAAACATGGTAATTTCCATCATTCCGGGTGTGATGTGGAAAGATGCCCACGTTGTCAAGGGCAATTGATTTCTTGTGGTTGTTTAAATGAAAAGGAGAAATAAGATGGATACATTAGCACAAAGATTTTACAATAATGCAAACGTGCTTGATGCATTGCTTACCGAGTATACACCCGCCAATCTTGACGAGATAATAAAATTTCTCCAGCAAATAGAAGAAGAAATGAGAGAATTACAGAAAAAAGAAAAGATGTGGAAAGAATTGAAAAAACTAAACCGCAGTTCAAGTATAGATTTTAATGACAAATTGAGGAAAATTATTCGGCAATTAGAAAAGGAGAAATAAGATGGATATGATATGTGGCAATTGTATTTTTCATGTTTACGGTTCAAAGGGGGTTAAGATTTGTAACAATAAAGAATCTAATAATAAATTTACATATATACCTATAACTGGTTTTTGTTCTGAACATGAATTGACAATTGCTAAAGAAATAAATATAGAAAACAAATACAAAAAGATGTGGGAAGAATTGAAAGAAAATTTTGAAACATTATTATCACTTGGGAATAGAGAAGGATATAATGGTTTAAGCAAAATGAATCAATTAGAAAAGGAGAATAAATAATGACATTAAATCTTTATGACATCGTAGCACTTGAAAACCAGATAGAAAGAATAGCTGAGGAAAATCTGGGCGAAATTCCAGAAGAAATGCTGAAGGAGCTTGTCGAAGCACAGACCAAAAGTCTTGATATGATTGAACGGCTATGTAAATATGTCCGGCATCTTGAATTGGGCATAGAGAATTGTAAAGCAGAAAAATCCAGGATAACAGAAATGCAATTCAAGGCAGACAACCGGATTAAGTCAATAAAGAAATACATGACTGATTATGTAGACAAGGCTGGCAAGATTATAGCCGGAACTTTTACGCTTTCAATCAGGAAATCAGAAGCAGTTATGAAATCAGAATCAGAAGAATTAGATAAAAATTTTGCTGAACTTTATCGATATGAGCCGTTTGTAGATTCTAAAACTTCTTTTCATGCAAACAAAAATGAGATAAAAAAATTATTAAATAAGGGTGAAAAAATAGATGGCGCACAATTAGTACAGAAGAAAAATCTACAAATAAAATAAGGAGGAAAAGATGGGTGAAAAATTTAGTTTCAATACAGAAATTGATTTAACAGAAATCGAGGTCGAGGTCAAAGTTACGCATTTTATTCCATACAGACCAGCCCCGGCTTGCAGTAATCCGGACAGTCCAAAGTTTAGCGATTCAGGAGATGATGAAGAAATGGAATATGATTTGAGTTTTGTGTGCAGGGATTATAATAAAACAATAATTAAAACAATCCCATTTCCAGATGAATTATATGAATTTATTGATTTACAATTAGTCGAACAACAAATCAGGGAAAACATAAATGAAACGAAAAAAAGTCAGAGAGCTAATTAAAAAAGTCAAGCGCAGAGTCAGGGCTAAAGTTATTCGGGAATGCCTGGAGCAGCACAAAAGGGAAATGAAAAAACTCCAACGGCAGCATGATAAGGAAATCAAGGCAATGGAGTATGAGGTCAAGGTCGCTTTAAGAATAAAATCAAATGCAGTCAGGGCATTTAATATGTTTAAAGATGACAGGAAATATATCAAGGAATACATCAACAAACATGAGCCGGAAATTGATGCGGCGATTATCCAGCTTGCGGGCCTGAAACATATTTTCAATAAGTGTAAATATCTTGACTATCGGAATGTGGCAACTGATGTTAAGGTTGAACAAAAATTTAAAAAACAATAGGAGGATTAAGATGAACAGTAATATTAAAGATTCTTTAGATAGATACGTAAGTGATGGTGTTCCAACTGGTGGTTTTTTATATGCCGTGTTGACAAATAATTTAATGGATGCATTTGGCAGAGCAGATGAAGAGAACAGATATGATTTATTTGATATTTGTTCGTATGTTTATAATAAAATGCCAGGGTCTTGTTGGGGTTCAAAAGAAATTGTAGACGAATGGATTGCAACAGGAGGATTAAGATGAAAGCAACTACAAAAGAATTAAACTTTAAGGATTACATCGGGGAGATAGATTTATTTGTAGATCGGGCTGAGAAATGCCGGGAAATTTATCCTGAGTTTGAGAAATTACGGGTGGATATAGACGATATTCCGGCAAGGGTGTTTTACAGGCTGTTTAATTATTATCGGAAATGGGTAGAGAATCAATATTCCAGCCCTTGCGATTGTAAAGTTGACTTTGAATATTGGATGCCGTATGACAGGGAAATAAAAAAGTATAAGCGATCACAAGACGAATTGATAATATTTTATTTCAATATTGACACAAAAGATGTTACCATTGAATGCAATTCTAAAAAACACCGGGAAATAAAACCTGAAAAAGATAATTATACGGAGGTTGAGGATGAAAATAAATAAATTTATATCTGGTAGAACCGAGGTATTTATCGATGATACTTTTGAATTTGACATAACCATAGAAGATATAAAATTGATTTTATCAGAATCGAATAATTTATTTCATTTGAAATCACAATTAAATAATATATTTCAATTTATGAAAGCAATTCCAGATGAAATGATTTTGGGAATGGATGAAAATATAAAAAACCTTTTAAAAGATTTTCTTTTAGAGCAAGCTGAAAGATATAAATAATCAAGGAGGATAAAATGAAAATATTATTATGTTTATTGCTGTTATTGCCGGGATGTTTTGAGGATTTTCCAGATAGACCGCCTAAAACATTTGAGGAAATTTCTCAGCCATATCTTGATAAATATGGGGTTGTAGAGGAAGAAGTTTTATATGATACCGAGAATCATGATTTTGTTGAATGGCATTGGTGGACACAAGGGTACAGTGTTACTTTTGTTATCAATATAAAAATTGAGAGTTTAGGCTGGTATCTTCAAGATTCAAAAAAATATGACCCAATTTAAAAAAAATAGTTTACAAATGATATAACTAAAGTAAGGTGGTAACATAATTTAGTTTATGGGTAGACTTGATTATAAAATAACGTTATATTATAGACGACCCGAAAGGGGACTGAATCGTTACCCATATTGAGATTGAGATTTTAACGATCTGATTTCAATGATTCAGCTCCGTTTCGGGTTTTTTATTGGAGTGAATAATGAATGAATTTTTATGTAAACATGGATTTCATGGTGATGGATGCCCACAATGTCAAAATTTAATGAATTACAAAAAGATGTGGGAAGAATTGAAAGAGGGCATGGAAAAGTTTTTAGAATGTGAAGAAAGCCAAGTATTAAAAGATTATTTATATTACATGAATCAATTAGAAAAGGAGGGGGAATAATGAAATGGGCATTGATTAGTTTTACAATAGCAGTCTGGGGCACTTTGTTCTATATTATTAGAAAAGAAAAAGAAGATGATAAATAAAATATATAATGACGACTGCATGAATATTATGAAAAATATGCCAGATAATTATATTGATTTAGCGATAGTTGATCCGCCGTATGGTGTAAATATAGAAAAAAGAAAAGATATAAATGCAAGTAAAAATAAAAAGTGGGACATTGAAATTCCAGATAAAAAATATTTTGATGAATTATTTAGAATATCACAAAAACAAATAATTTGGGGAATGAATAGATTTTTAGATTATTTGCCAAATTGCAATATGACAATAATATGGGATAAAGAAAACGGGAATAATTATGTAAGTGATTATGAATTAGCATGGTGTAATGTTGGTTATAATAGGAATCGAATTTACAAGCAATTTTGGATTTCTAACATGATTGACAAAAATGAAAAACCAAGAATACATCCAGCACAAAAACCATTTAAATTGTATATGTGGTTATTACAGAATTATGCAAAGCCCGGCGATTTAATATTAGATACCCATTCCGGCAGCGGCAGTTGTGCCATTGCCTGTATGCTTGAAGGATTTGATTTCATAGCTATTGAAAAGGATTATGATTACTGGAAAGTATCGGTTGAAAGATTTGAAACAGAAAAGTCACAATTAAAATTATTCACTTGACAATTCAATTTTAAAATAAACAATGGAGGTTAATAAATAGTTATGGTCAGGCTTGTACTATACAATTACTTTGTTAATCAAAGGGCAATTTCCAATACAAGCCCCGTATTAAGTGTTAAAACTTTTTGCGGATTGGAGATTGCCCTTTCTTTATTGGGAGGTTTTATGGCAGATGTCCAGTGGATTAAAATAACGACTAATATATTTGACGATGAAAAGATAAGGCTTTTAGAAACCTTGCCAGACGGGGATGCCATTCTTGTAATATGGCTTAAGCTTTTAACAATGGCTGGTAAATGTAACGATTGTGGGATGATATACTTAACCAGGGATATCCCATATAATGACGAAATGCTTTCAACCTTAATGAAAAGGCCGATAAATACAATACGGTTGGCATTACAAGAGTTTGTGAATTTGGGTATGATAAGTATAATTGATGGATTTATTGAGCTTATAAATTGGAATAAATATCAAAATATTGAGGGGTTGGAAAAGATAAAAGAACAGAATAGAATAAGACAAGCTAAGCACAGACAAAAGCAAATAGAAAATAACGTTACATCACGTGACAGTAACGGCATAGAGAAGAAAAGAGAAGAGAAGAATAGATTAGATCAGATAAGAATAGATAAGAATAGAAAAGAGAAAAAAGCCCCATTCAAAAAACCATCCATACAGGAAATATCTGAATTTTTAAAAGAACTAAATTCATCAGAAGACGCTGAACGTATTTATTATTTTTATGAATCAAAAGGATGGATGGTTGGAAAAAACAAAATGAAGGATTGGAAAGCATCCGTTCGTGGATGGGTAAAGCGCAGCAAGCCAGAAGAAAAGAAATTAAGCATTGATGAAAGGCTGGATAAATACGAAAAACTTAAAAAGAAAATAGAGGCAGAAAAATGACATATATTGAATTTATGACAGCTATTGAAGAATTTTATGGTTCTTATGATACAGAGTTTAAAAGAGAATATGTGTTTAAATATTTAATGGATAAATGTAAAAAAGAAAATTTACAAAATTTGTTTTCAAAACTTACAGAAACTTTTCCCTCTAAATTCAAAACTGCACCGACAAATGCTGAAATAAAAATTATACTTGAACAGCAATTCGGAGTTGAAGAGCAAGCACAACGAGCCTGGGATATTGCAAATGATTCTATAATTACTTGCGGTATGTATAGAGGTATATTTTTTGAGGATACCAGAATACAGGCAACAATTGAAAATATGGGTGGCTGGACAAAATTTTGTTGTAGGGATCCAAAAGATGAAACGTGGGATAAAAAAGATTTTTTTAAATATTTTTCTCATTATGCTTTAGAGTGGGAATTGCCGAAGCCGAAAAAATTAAGCGGTATAAATACAGATGGTAAATTTGAATTTATTGGTGATAAAAGTGTTTGTTTAGAAATGCTTGGAGAAACAAAATTGTTGGAGAATAATGAATAACAGGGTTGGCGATACAGTGCAGTTTCAGGATGTGTTTAAATGAAAAAAGATAATAAAGAATTAAAATTAAATTGTAGAATTCAAGACGGCAAGATTGAATATTATGACTTTGATTTCCGTAAAAAGATAGATGATTTTAAAGCGGGCAAGGATGGCAAGAATATCAATATCATATTTCAGCCTGCGGATAGCGTTGAATATTATCAAATGAAGTTTTACAGGGGCTACCTTCTCCCGGATGTTGCACATTTTATGGGCGAAAAGGATTCAAATTATGTCCATAATTTTGTATTGAAAAAAGATTTTTTGTTAGTGAAAATTGATTTAAACGATGTGAAAAGCATCCCGGCAAGATACCGGGCAAGGTGTATTTTGCTATGTGAGCAGCGGGATATTGGAGACGGTGAATTAAAAGATGTCATCTGGGCATATATCCCGTCAACCGCTGATTTGACTTACGATGAAATGAAAGTATTTATTGAAAAAGTTGAGCATAGATTATTTGCAGATTTAAATGGCAGACTTGGCGAGGTCGATGAAAATGGAAATGTTTTATATAATGAAGCTGCAAAACAACGACAAGATGAAGCTGGGGAATTGAGGGATAAGATAGCGACTGAAAAGGTTAAGCAAGAATTTAACGGAACGGAGGTAAAGGATGGATAAATGCCATGTAACTTGTGAGAAGTACCGGGATTTCCTTGAGGCGGTTCGTATGGACCCGTGGTCTATTTTGCCATGTTGGCGATGCATGGAGGGAAAAGATGGGTAAGATAGCAGCCGAATGTTGCGGGAGTTGTGCTGATTGTAAAACTGATCTTAACGGGTGGCATTATTGTGGCATTAAAGAAAAGCGAGAGATTGTAGGAATATCGAAAACTTGCAATCATTACACTCCCCGAAACCCGATAGATAATCCGCTATATCAAGAGTTACAAGAATCAATTCAATTAGCCGACAAATGGTATAAGTTTGTTATTAAACATGAAAAGTTTGAAAAGAAGTGTGAAGAATTGAAGGAATTTAACGACCAGCTTTTAAAAACAAACGCCTTAATTGCAAAGGAGCATAAAGCGACAAAAAAGATGTGGGAAGCAACAAGAGAATTTATATTAAGGAATTATGCATTGCCAAATAAAATTTCGGATGCTATGAATCAATTAGAAAAGGAGAATAAAGATGATATATGTTGATGAGTTAATAAATTGGAATTGGCGTATTCGTAAACAAGATATGGGGAAAAGTTGTCATTTATTTGCTGATGATTTAGAAGAACTAATTTCTTTTGCGGCGAAGTTGGGTTTAAAAAAAGAATGGGTTCAGGAAATATGCAATGGTTCGACTTTAAATCATTACGATTTGACAAGAAAGAAAAGAAAATTGGCTGTTGAAAATGGAGCAAAGGAAGTTGATAAATATTTCATAGTTAATTTTATAAAATCAATTAGAAAAGGAGAATAAGGATGCCTGAAAAGAAAACCAAACATGGACATCTTCAAGTGTATTTCAGGCAAGAAGAAATATACAAGACATTTAAAAGCGAGTGTATGAAGATGGGAATACCGATGGCGTCAGTTGTCAGGATGCTGATAAATGACTTTCTGGAAAAACGGAAAAAGGGAGATGCATGATTGAATTTGAAAAGAGAATATTGGAAGAATTGGAAAAAAATGATGCTACTTTAGATATGGGTGAAAGACTTAATTATATTTTAGGAATGATAAAACGGGAGGTAAAGGATTTTGGTGATAGCATTAAATGCAATGTCAAGTTTGACTACAAGCCCGTGGGCAATCTGGATTCGGAATTTAATGTTAAAGATTTGTATAAGGATAGGGGAATAAAATGACTGATAAGATAGCGGCTGAATGTTGCGGGAGTTGTATGAGTATTTATGAGAGTGATGGATGTACTGAATGTGATGTCGATCATTGTTATGTTAATTTTTATGACGATGACGATTGTGAGCATTATACCCCCCGAAACCCCATAGATAATCCTTACAAGAAATATAAAGATTTAATAGATAAATTATCTGGAATTGTAGAAAAGGAGAATAAAGATGGATTTAAATAAAGTATATTACGATTCAGACGGAAATGCAAAAACTATTTTGCAGATGGTTAAATTATATCCCGAATGGGCAGCTAATAGAATACAAGAGGGTGAAAAGGCTATAAAGAGGTGGGAAGAATTGAAAGTAAGAATGAATAGAAATTCTGGTGGACATTTTTTATTATTAATTATGGATGATATAGAAAAGGAGAATAAGGATGACTGAAACAGAAGAAGCAGTTTTTGATAAGCTGGCAGAAATTAGCCGGGAAATAATGGATATTTATTTGAAGTTAGGGCAGTTGATATTGGATGCCAAAGTTGATAAGGTTGAGTTAAAGAAAATTATGCGGGAAATACAGAATGGTGGATAAGCCAACTTGTTGTGGGGGCAAGATAGTTACCAGTTTTAGCACAATGACATCCCGGACAGAAGTTTATCTTTGTTGCAGATGCGGTAAAGAATTGGGCGTAAAAAAAGATGATACAATTTATAAAACCAGGTACCGTAAATCAGAAAAAGATTTAAGGAGGGCAATTGATGGAAATACGTTCTAATAAAGGGATGCCGAAAATAATAGCGGGTTGGAGATCCGAATGGTTGAGAGGAATTACAACTGAGGATGAATATAAAAGCCGGGTTAAAAATTATTTAAAAGAACAAACAGAAAAATTAAGGAGGATGAAAAATGAGGTCAATGAGCCAGGATGAAGTTCAAATGATATTTGATAGGGATTTATGGGTATGTCAATATCTGGATGAAGATGGAAATAAATGCAATAAGAGAGCTGTTGAGCCTGCACACCGGGTAAGCCAAGGAAAACAAGGGCGGGCAATGGTAAAAGAATATTTTGCATCTGAATTTGATGTTGATTTATCCGGGGCCGGGGTTGATATGGTTATCCATCATGAATTTAATGCGGTTGCGGTTTGTTCAGACAAGACACATAATTCCAGCTTTGCATTGAATATGGCTACACAGAAAAACGAAATTGCAAGGCTGATGGAAAGCATTTACAGGGACTTGGTTATCAAGGGATTGATAGGGGGGAATGATGGCTAAGATATATTTGAAGAGAGTGAAAACGTCCAGAGGGGATTGCCGAGAATGTTATTTTTGGGATGAAGAAACCCCGTCAAAATGTATAGATTTGCCAGAAATAATATGTCGACTGCCAGTGGCCGTTTTCATCCAGGTTCCCCCGCCAGAAGGGGGTAAATAATGATTCAACACATGAAAGACAGCAAGACAATCCGGGAGCTTAAAAAGTACAAAAAGATGTGGGAAGAATTGAAAGGATTTATAGAACGACATGGACCACATGGGTATAAGATTTTATCTAAATATATACAAGAATTAGAAAAGAAGAATAAATAACATGGATATTGTATATAAAGTAAATGGTAAATATATAATTTGTGATGTATCAAAAGAAGAATGTAAAAATTTTAAATGTTTTTCTCCCCATAAATATATACATCAACAAAAATCCATTGATGGGAAAGATTCTTCTCGCCAAGATAAGTATTATTCATGTTCACATAGAAATTATCATGGGTGTCCAAAAAATCCTGTAAAATGAATCATTAGAAAAGGAGAATGAATGACAGAAGAAACCGACAATAAAAAAGAGATTCGTGATTGGCTTTGGCTTAACGGCTGGTTTACGTTTTATAATTTGCAAGGATTAGGAGCATATAAAGGTATTGCTGATTTAATAGCCTGTAAAGATGGGGTGGTTTTATTCATTGAAGTGAAAACAAAGAAAGGAAAATTGTCACCATATCAGCAATATTTTAAGAATGATATTGAAAGTCATGGCTGTAATTATATTATTGCAAGATGCTACGAGGACATTGAAAATTATTTAAAGGGGGAAAAAGATGTTACCGAAAAAAACGATAAAAAAGATGCGGGATATTGAGAGAAAAAGACAGGCTGATATAGGGAAACGGATAGAAATCAAGGCAGCAAAAGTAAAGAAGAAAAAGATGAGGCTGCTTGATTGAAATAAACAATAGTGACGTACTTGATGACATTAAAACATACCCTGATTATTTTTTTAATATCGAATTTGCTGACCCGCCTTATAATTTGGGGTCTGAAATAATAGTTGACAAAACAGACGGGAAACTTAAATTCAAGGGTAAGGCTCAGGACTTTATGAACAAGTGGCAGTTTGGCCATGAGCAGTGGGAAACATTTATGGCTGAATCATTCAGGGTGTTAAAATATGGCGGCTTTTGTTTGCTATTCGGGATGGATAGGCAATTGTCATTGATTCAATATTATGCATTAAAGGCAGGGTTTGAAATCCAGCAAAGTTTATACTGGTATTTTATTAGCTCATTTCCAAAGGCGACGGATGCAAGCAAGATGATTGATAAGCGGTTAGGATTAGAACGGGAAATTGAAAAAGAAAATCCAAACAATAGACCCAATAAAATGATTGATGGGAAAAGAGTTACACCAAATCAATATATAACATATAATTATGATCCTATCACAAAACCAAATTCACCCCTTGCCCAAAAATACAATGGATATAAATACAGCATAGCTCCACTAAAACAAACACTTGAAACTATTATGGTATTTAGAAAACCTGTAAAGACATCAGTAATTGACGATATAATGACAGAAGATGAAGAGTGCAGCCCGGCGGTTCTTAATATTGATGGTGGGCGGGTAGAGACAAAGCAGGATTTGGGGCGATTAAATAAAGATGCGTTTGGATTTTGTGGACAGGGAACGGTGGGATTGGGTGCAAATAATTTTTATAATGTACCGATTGAAAAGCAAGGTCGTTACCCCTCCCAATTATTCATAGATGAACAAGCCGGAAATGTGATTGATGGACAAAGCGGGGAAAGTTTTTCAAGTGGTGGTATGAATCCAGTTCGTAAAAATAATGTAATGCAAGAAACAAAAGGAATGTATACACCGAAGCGTAATTTTAATACAAGTCAAAATATTGGTGGACTTAACGATTTCGGCGGAGCATCCCGTATACTTCATAAATGCAAATACGAACTTGAAGAAATAGACCTGATTAAATATTCACCTAAAGTCAGCAATAAAGAACGGAATTTAGGGCTTGACGGTTATGAGTTAATTATTTATATTGACACATTATGGAAAATAAACAATACGGAATTACAGGAAAAAAGAGTACGGCTATTGGTGGATATGGAACAATATCGGCTAAAGGCTATAGGAGAATGTGGGATAAATCAGAAAGACGACAAAGATTTGAACATGTTCTTGTTTGGGAAAAGTATAATGGAACAATTCCTAAAGGATTACAAATGCACCATATCAACGGAGATAAACTTGATAACAGGATCGAGAATCTTGAACTTGTTACAACAATTTATCATAAACGAATCCATTCGGGGTGTGAGCTACGAAAAGATGGATGGTGGAAACCTTGTTATAAATGTGACAGATTGCTACATGAATCAAATTATTACAGAAGCAAAGAAGGATGGATTCAGCCCGAATGTAAGCAATGTAGGATTAAAAGGGCAGTTGAATATAAGCGTAGACGTAGAAAAGAAAAGCTCAGGGCATCCAACTCTTAAACCTATGAAATTAATCAAACACGTTCTAACACTATTTAAACTATCCATACCCCAGAACATATACATCCCCTTTTCCGGTGCAGGGTCAGAAATTATAGGAGCTCAAAAGGCTGGATTTGATAATATTTATGCTTGTGAATTATCTCAGGAATATATAGACATAGCAACCGCAAGAATAGACTTCTGGAAACAACACGATTTAGAAAAAGAAATAACAGAATCAGAAGAAATTGAAGGACAAGGGGAATTGTTTACTTGACATCAATTAAAACATTACATACATTGTTATTACATCTTGATTTTCCGTTTAATATAGGAAGCCCTTGTTGCCACCCGGCGGCAGGGGTTTTTTTGTTGACATAAGACATATTTGTTAATAATCTTGTATTTATGAGCAAATTGACAGCTAAACAGAAACGATTCGCAAATGAATACTTAATTGACCTTAATGCAGCACAGGCAGCAATTAGAACAGGATATAGCATTAAAACAGCTAAATCTCAAGGTCAAAGATTGTTGACCAATGCAGACTTGAAAAAATATATTGAAAAACATTTAGATAAAGATGCTGAAAGTAATAAAATACTTATTGCTAAAGTTATTCAAGAACTTCAAAAAATAGGCTTTTCGGATATAAACGATTATATGACATGGGATGAAGAAACTGGAAAAATAATACCCTCGAAAGATATAGACACAACCGCATTGTCGCAAGTGGTAATTTCAGAAAAGCATTTAGCAGTTAAAAAAGAATCCGAAATAATCGATAGACAAGTAAAATTCAAAATGCATGATAAGATTAAGGCATTAGATATACTTTCTAAATACCTTAAATTGTATTCTGATAATGTGAATGTGAATTTTCCAGATAAAATAGTTGTGACAATAACAGAATAATGAACGATATATTAGAAGTTGAATTAAAAAAGAAATTTTTCAACGATGATTATTATCCTTATTTATGGAACGACAGATATTTACAGATATATTACGGTGGGGCATCTTCAGGGAAATCCTATTTTATAGCACAAAAAATCATAACTGAAATAATGGCATTGGATGGGTATAATGTAATGTGTGTCAGGTTGGTTAATTCAACTAATCACGAGTCAACTTTTGCACAATTGTGCCAAATAATATCTGAATGGAATCTTGAAATATTGTTTAGTACAAACAGGGCGGTAGGCCGAGAATCAATTACCTGTAATATAAACAAAAACAAGATAATTTTTAAAGGCTTAGATTCAGTTGAAAAATTAAAGTCAACAACTTTTGAAACTGGGGTATTAACTAAAATATGGGTTGAGGAAGCCAGTGAAATATCGGAATTTGATTATAATCAATTGTCAATTCGTTTAAGAGGGAAAAGTAAAATAAATAAGTCAATAATACTTTCTTTTAATCCTATTGATATTGAACATTGGATTAAGAAAAGATTTATTGACAATCGTAATGAAGATGCGTTTATTTTTCATTCAACATATAAGCATAATAAATTTCTTGAAGAAGATGATATAAAGAAGTTAGAAGCATTAAAAGATATTGATTATTATTACTATACTGTTTATTGTCTTGGAGAATGGGGTAAGATATCAACAGCCCGTGTATTTCATAACATAACCAGCATGGAATTTGATATTGCTAAATTGAATTTAAAGAATGATTGTCATGGTATGGACTTCGGGTTTATCCATGCATCGACCTTAATGAGCCAGGGATTTAAGGAAAAGAAGTTATATATTTATAATGAAATTTATTATAAAGAATTGACAAATACTGAATTTATTAAACAAGTTAATGAATCGAAGTTTAATAAGGATAATACAGTGATTGCGGATAGTGCAGAACCGGACAGGATAAAAGAGTTCAAACAGGATGGATTTAATATATCAGGAAGCAAAAAGGGAAAGGGGTCTTTAAAAGACGGGATTGACTTTTTAAAGAATTATGAAATTATTATACATTCCAAGAATTGCCCCAATGCGCTGAGGGAATTTCAGGGATATAAATACCGAGAATTAAAAGACGGCACAGTAACCCCGGATTATGTAGAGCTTGACGATGATACGATTGCCGGGGTAAGATATGGGACAGAGCATTTATGGTCGAAAAGAACTATGCAGCAAAAAGCGGGTAGTGTATCAAGAAACCAATTGTTTGCAACGAGGTAAATCATGGCTGATGAAATAAAACGATTAAATGGTAAAGATGTCCAGACTTTAATAAACAGACACACAACCACAACCGAAGATGATAACTGGAATTATTATTTGGGCGCAAATACCACAATATTAAACTCGACTGCAAAGGAAGCGCCAGACCATAAAATACCGATTCCTGTTGCAAGGAAGATTGTTAATACGACTCGGGGATATGCAGCAAAACAGGGTAATATATCGTTTATCAAAAAAGATGAAGCCGTCAACGATGATAAAATGAGAGAGATTTTAGACTTTAACAATGAACCTCTTGAGACAAGCATGGTTTTCCGGGATGCCTTGATAAACGGATATTCGTATGAATTGCATTTTGTCGTTGATGATATACCTCAGTTTGCAAAGGTTGAAGCAAACCAAATGCTGATAAAGTTTAATGATGCAATCAAGCCCCAAATGGAATATGCTATTAGATATTATACTGTTGCTGCAGACCCAGTGACGGGAGATATCGAGATAAAGTTTGCAGAAGTTTATTATGTGGATTCTATTGATAAGTTCAGCACACAGGGCGGCGCTTATATCTTGGATGAAACTATAGAACATTCATATGGTCAAGTGCCTGTTGTTAAATATGAGATAAACGAGGAAACGCAGGGCATCTTTCAGCATACTAAACCAATGATTGACCAACAGGACAGGATATTGTCAGAGGACATTGCTAATGAATTGGGGCGTTTTGCTGATGCTTATTTATTGATGTCAAAGGCAATATTAGAAGCAGACATGACAAAGATTAAGGAATTAAAGATATTTGAAGCCCTGGGAACAGACGGGGATTTCGTTAAGTTTCTGACGAAGGAGATAAATGATGATTTTGTCAAAAATTCTGCCAATAGATTTGAAAGATTAATATATGAGATGTGTCAGGTTCCAAATTTCAATGACGAATCTTTCTCAAGTGCTGAATCTGGAATAGCGATTGCCTATAAATTAATTGACTTTGAAAATATGGTATCCGGCATCGAGGCAAACTTTACAGTCGGGCTGCATAAAAGGGTAGATTTACTAAATGCTGTCAATGGGAAGATATCTCCGGCTGCAGAGGTCAAATATACAGTTAAGTGGATGCGGAATTTGCCGTTTAATGTTAAGGAATTGGCAGAGATAGTTTCTAAATTAGTTGGTATATTATCACATGAAACCTTACTGAAAATGTTTCCGGCAGACATTGTCGAGGATGCCCTGGAAGAAAAGGATCGGGTAGACGCTGAAAAAGAGGAATCATTTGAACGATTCCAGCTACAGAATACTGAACCAGATGATGATACGGATGAGGATGATGACGAGTGACAACCTACAAAACAAACGAGAGGGAAATATATAATCAAGCCCTCAGAAACGTCACTAAGGCAAATAAGAATATTGCCCGGTTATATCTGGAATCATTTGAAAGGATTGAACAAAAGATAGCAGTTCAGGCTTCAAAGATATTTGCTGGAAAAGTAAAGAATTTTGACGAGATAGCAAGATTAGAACAATTACAGGAATCAATACGACAAGAATTAAGATCTTTAAATGTTAAGGTCAATAGAACTATTTCAACAAACTGGATTAACAATTATGAAAACACTTATTACAGCACAGGATATAATATTGAAACAGAAGTCAATCTTGGAAAAGGTTTTCAGAATATGGCTAATGGTTATAATCTTAATTATTCGATATTGCCCAGTGAAGCAATCAGTGTTTCATTAAACGAACAGATTGCAGGGCATACCTTTAAAGATAGGCTTAAACGAGATAGGGATATATTACAATTCAGGGTCAGAGAGGAAGTTGCCAAAACTTTAATTGAGGGATTAGGGCCACGAGAATTAGCAAAGAATTTAAGAGGGATTGACGATATATTTGCCATAAATGAAAACAGGGCAATAGCAACATCCCGGACAGAATTACTCAGGGCGTACAGTTTAGGACAAGATGATTCAGTTAACTATGCAAAGGATGCCGGGGTAGAGTTTACATTTTCATGGAGTGCAACCCTTGATTTAAGGACACGGAACGACCACCAGATACTCGATAAAAATGAACCGGACAGGATAGTAGATGGTG